TCCACTTGGTCGATCCGTCAAGCGAAACGTTAATACCGGCAACCCCAGAAACGCTAGGTGTGCCAGTTCCGGCAGGCATCTCACAATCGTAAATATAGCAGTTGTTGAACTCTGTAACGTCAAACGAACCTAGCACATAAACGGCCATTGCGGCACCAAAAATGGCCGCTTTTGCGACCCGCTGTGCGGTCACATTGTTAAGAGTGAGCGTGCAAGCTGAAGTCATTACCCCGCTGCTGGCAACCTTCAGCGCGACGTTGCACAGCTTGCCGCCGTCAAAGTTAAGCCCGGACAGAGTAATGTTGATTTTGGCGCTTGTCGTGATGACCACAGCGGCGGCAACGTGCGCGCCGTCATATATTACAGCGGCGCTGTTACCGATCCAGTTTACATCGTCAGTGGCAGTGGCCGTAACTGCCGAAGTAATGCGATACGTGCCATTGCCCCAGTTTAGCGGCATTCCGGTGTTCACAGCGGCCTGAATTGCCGCAGTGTCGTCCGCTACGCCGTCGCCAACAGCGCCGAAATCTTTGACCGAGACGTAGTCCCGCAAGCGGTCCTCTACGGTTCTGTTGACCGCTCCTATCCCCCCTTGGTTGTACCCGACGAGCGATGAACCGGTACCTGCTGCGAGAGCTACGAAATCAGCTCCTACCTCTTGTAGTGCAGCCTCTACGTTAGTGCCGGTATAGTACCCACCAGCGTCAGCGATGCTGATCTCACTGGCCTGATCATGTTCATCAACCATGTCAGTGATGGATGCGGCAGTGACACGAACCTCGATACGCGAACCAGAGGTGAAGCTCTGGGCCGTCGTACCCTCTTGGGCACGGGCGATAGTCATGGTGTCCCCGACCCGTGCCGTGACTTTGATCACCTCATAGGTGCCGCCTGCGCTGACCAGCGTGGCGTAGAAGTAGTCACTTGCCCCGAGCGTGGGGAAGAGCGTACCGGTACCGGCAGCAACTGCGAGGCCAACGTCAGACGCACTGATCGCCGTAGTGATCGTGCTGACCGCGTTGTTTTTCAGGATGACACCCATGACTTCCCCGTATCAATCGAGCAGGATATATGACCCGTCTTCCTGCAACATATCATCGCCCGTTTCCAACAGCAAATTGTTGAGAAGTTCCGAGGTCTGACGGCGTACACGACGCATGATTAGTGCGATATTCAACATATCACCCCCGCAGAACCACGATCACATCGACATCATCACCAGCGCCGCCGCTGATTGCTGGACGGACGTAGGCCGCAGCAGTCGTGAACTCGAACAGGGCCGCAACCGTGGCACTAATCGTAGTACCACCGAGGTCTCTCATATCGAAGTAGGTCGTCCCGTCGTTCGATACTTGCAGCTTCACCGTAGCCCCACCAAAGGTGCCAGCAAATTGAACCGCCCCCGCAATAGCAGTCTGCGCATCGACCGAAAACGGCTCAATCGTATCGCCCGTAGACGCATCAGCCCATGTAATACGTGGGGTCTTTGACGACTGCGTGGTTACAAAATCAAAGACCGGAGAGATAGTAGCCATGACCTAACCTTTCACAGAAGCAGGAAATCGTAGTTCGAGATGAATGACTCCATCACACTAGCAGCAGTAACCCGAAGCTCAAAGCGGCTGTTCGCCGGGAACGGCAGCGCAAGAGTCCCCTCCTGCGCACGGACAATGGTCATCACGTCATCAGTGCGGGCCGTAACCTTGACCACCTCGTAGTTGTCGTTCGTGTCACTCAGCGTGGCGTAGAAGTAGTCGCCACCCCCAAGGACAGGAAACAGCGCACCCGTGCCGCTGGCAACAGTGAGTGACAGCGCAGCACTACCGAGGTCGGCAGCGATTGTCGTCGTCGCGTTATTGGTTACCTTCACACCCATGGTCAGGCTCCGAATGGCTGCATCTTAGCTCGCATCGAACCCCGGACATTACCGAGATTGGCACGAGCGCGACGTTCTGCGATCTGATAGACGTACTGCTTGGCGTGGTACGCTGCGAGTTCCCGATCAGACCAGTACTGATTAGGCAGCACCAGCAAATGCTGGAGCGCACCGTGCATGATGACTTCTTCGAGATCATCGAAGATAACCGAGTCCATACCAGATGCATCACGCTTGGGCTTGAGCGCCAAGAACATCCGCATCGTGTAGGTCTCGTTGTCATCCGGCAACGGAAGAACGATAAACTTATCTGGGGTTACCTGACAGATCGAGCGTGGCGTGCTTGCATCAGCGACCACAGACTCGGGCAGCACGAACGGTTCACCATCATTGAACAGCGAGTCGTTATAGTCAAACGTGTTATAGCTACCCGGAGGCGTCAGGCTCCACAGTACGGATGGGTCTTCGCCCGAATAGAGATCGGCCCACTGGGGATAAAGCCGCAGGGCATCGTCGAGCGTCAGCTTCTCCAAATGGCTACCGTTGACGATAGCGGCGAAGACTGCGTGAGCATCCGTGTTGGTCGGCTTGTTGTAGGCGTACTCGTGGACCCCCGGCAGGAGGTCGAACAGCGGCACCTCATAGCGCCATGCCAGCGTGCGCTCACAAGTCCGGATCGCCGAGTCGCGGATGTACTGGATCATCGTCGCAGTAGGGCAGCCCGGAACGCTCGGGTTGATCTTGGCAGCCAGAGAGGAGAACGCACGATCAACCATCAGATCACCTGCTTCGGATCAAGTCCGCCTTCCTCTGTGTCGGTAAGGGTGCGAGTCTGGAGACCTGCCGCCAGCGTCTGGTTGAACGAGTCTTGGAACAGCTTGGCGCGGTTCGAGTTGACGTGTTCGTTATCGACCGACTCTGCGAGGAATACCACGCCATCCGCAGCCACGGGGAGGTAGGAGTCAGGAAGCGCCACAATCGTCTGGTTCAACGTATAGGTGGGCGGGACCTGAGCGTACTCACCGACAAGCACGATCCCCGCCGTAGGGCGGGGGTAAAGGAAGAACTTGTTCGGGTTGCGGACGTGCCGCATGAAGTTGAGCGGCGTCCCTGCCGCCTCGTTGACCCAGCCGGGACTCATCTGATCGAGGACTTCCCGATTGACCTCGGTGACGGCATCGCCGTTCTTGATCTGGAAAATCTCGACCAGACGTAGCGAGTCGCTAGGACAACTCTGGATAACCGTGTTTGCCGTCGTGGGGATATCACCGATGACCATGAACAGATCAGGACGCAGGATCGACATGCGGCGCAACGTCTGATTGACGAAACCCAACAGTACCGTATCGCTATAGCGATACGGAGTCCGCGAGTCCTGAATAAGTACTCGTGCTTCAGCGATGATATCCGCAGGCGTCATTCAGGCCAACCCCGTGCAGCTTCAGCAGCCAGTTCGGGGTCAGTATATACTGGTTCTTCTGCAATGTCAGTAGCCAGATCGAGACCCTTGCGAGGCTTGCGTCCGCGCTTGGGGGCGGGCTTGGTGAACTCCTCGATCTTCTGGGCAACCTCCGGGGTGATGGACCGTTCAGGATAGACTTCCCGTTCGGTGACCACTTCGCAGGACGGATGAACCGCCATCCGCTCATTATAGTCGTAGATGAACCCGTCACTCTTGACGCGGATATAGAGCTTCTCTTCCATCACTTCTTCCTTGCTTTACCCGCCTCACTCAGTGCGATGGCGATAGCCTGCTTGCGAGATTTGACGATAGGTGCCTTCTTGGGACCCTTGGGGTCCCGGCCAGCGTGGAGCGTGCCACGCTTGTACTCTCTCATTACGACAGCTACCTTGTCGGGTTTCTTTGCCATGTCAGTTCTTCCTCTTACCAGACGGCGTGACCGGCCATGACTGACGAGCCGGACCAGATTTCTTAGCCGCCATGGTCTTGCGCTCTGAAGCTGTGAGCTTCTTGGCAGCGGCCTCAGGGCGGCAGGCCGGATACTTGCGAGTAGACTTCTCAGAGCCGGACCGCCCGCAGGGCTTGCCGGTCTTCACATCGACCCACTTCTCACCAAACCATTTGCCGAGACCGCCCTTGCTCATTTCTTCACCCGGTTATCCGGCCCCTTCCACCCGCCGCCGCGCTTCTTGTACTCCTTGGCAGCCCACGCATTGGCATAGGCACTGGGATACACGTCGAACTTGGACTTGGCTTCAGCCTTGACCCTCGACCAGAGCGACGGATTAGTGGGTTTCGGACTGGCCATCTCAGCAGTTCCAAGCTCTCAAAGATTTGTTGATGCGCGAGTTGGGATCGCGGGCGGTCTTCTCCGAAGTGAGCTTCTTCTTCATCCCCTCCATCCGGGCACAGAAGGACGCCCTGCGTCCCTTGTCCTCCTTGGTCTTGGGGTTAGGAGCAGGCGGCTTCAGGTTCATCCCCTGAGCCTTGGCAGAGGCACGACCCTTGGCGTTCAACCCACCCTTCGGGTCCTTCCCCTCTTTGCGGGTCCACGCTGGGGTCTTCGCCATCTCACTTGCTCCTGTAGCTGCCGTAGCCGGTTCCACTGCGCTGGATGAGTTTGCTCTCCTTGGCTTCCATCGACTGCATACGGTTGCCGCGCTCGACGATGTCCGCCTGCGACCCCATAGCACGACGGTAGCGGCGCTCCTCAGCGCTCTCCTTCATGTACTTGGTCGCACCAGAGGTATACATCTTCTTCTGTGCAGGAGTCATGTCAGTGACACCGGGAACGCGCTTGGGCATCAGGCAATCCTTTCAGAAACGATAACAGCGGAAGGGATAGCAGGGACAGCAGGCGGTCCTGCGGCTGCGGCAACATGATCCAGAGTAACAGCGACGTTCTCCGGAAGCCACATGACCTGAACATACTGCCCTGCGGTCACGGTCACATAGAACACGATCTGGAAGAAAGCGCTTCCGCCGTCACCAGTTTTGGGGACCGTAACCCGCGTAGCAGACCGAGCAATGTCAGAACCATCAAGTCGGAGCCAGACAGTAACGTCGTGGTCAGCGGCATCGGTGTTCAAAAGCTGGAGGTTGGGTGCAACCATGTAAGTGCCCGCCGCAGCGAAAGTCAGGCGCGTTAGGTTAGACCCGTCAGTCACCATCGTGATACCACTACCGGCAACTTCAGTCGTACCGAACTTCACTGCGGTCGGCGTTGAGACGTTACCAGTCTGATCCGTGATGTCCGAGAATGAAGCATAGGCCCGCCCGGTGACGGTGCTGAATGGAACCTTACCACTCAGAATATCAATGTTGGTGACGTTGACCTCACCGCTCCCCTTCGGAGTGATGTTGATATCGATATTCGCGTCGGTGCCATCAGCCGAGATCGTGCTGCTCGTGATGGTGAGACCAGTTGCGGCATTACTCGTGGTGAAGGTCCCCGACTCGATGGACGTGACGCCGGAGAAAGACCCAGTAAACGACACGCCGGAAATCGCGCCACCCGTGATGGTGACGTTATTCGAGTTCTGAGTGGCGATGGAACCAAGGCCGAGATTAGACCGAGCCGTCACGGCGTCTGAAGCACCCGTACCACCATCAGCGATGGCGAGGTCAGTAATCCCCGAGATCGTCCCGCCAGTGATGGCGACCTTGGACATGCTGACAGAGCCGGTCCCGTTCGGAGCAAGCACGAGGTTACCGTTGGTATCCAGTGTCGAGATGGTGTTGCCATCGAAGCGGACGTTGTCCACCGAGACAGATACCGTGCCGACCTTCAGGGCCGTCGCAACACCAGTGCCGCTATAGATCGTCTGCTCAGTCGCGACCGGACCGCCGTCAATGTGCAGCAACTGATCATACGTGCTGTTGATCGTTGAGCCTGTCAGGTTAGTGGGCATAGATCAGAACCCCAACGTGTTTACTTCGATGTTGTTGGTACCCAGCGGTGGTGCCTGCGAAAATGTAAGCGTCGTGCCGGACACCGAGTAAGTATCCTTTTGCTGGTATACGCCGTTCACGAATACCCACGTAAAATTTTCGCTGGCCGGTGCCGCAGAGAGCGTGAAATTAACTGTAGCCCCATTACCGCTAAACCGCTGCGGCGTAATGGTCATGTTAGCGATTTCAGCAATTGCTGTGGGGATAGTCGTAGCCGTCACCTGCCCGGTAGGGGTGAACGGAAGATCACCTACGAGGCCAGCGGCAAGCTGAGACCGATCAATACGCTTGGTCTCGTTCGCATCTACGTCGAAGATGACGAGCTTGTCGTTGTTCGCGGACTGCGCACCAGATAGCGGAGCTAGGCTCTTGGATGGGTCCGTGTCGTAGATGCGCTTACCAGCCATGGTCTTCCCCTGTGTTGATGGGGGCACAAGGCCCCCATCGGTTACACCGTCGCGCTGAACGGAGTGATTTCGACACCCGTACCGATGATGTTACCATGCACCGCATACAGGTCAGTTGCAACGTCGATCAGCGTCAGGATACCGCCAGCGATACCGCCAGAGGTAGTGCCGTTCATCGTGATCGTGTCGCTGGCCGCAACCGTGCTGAACTCGGTACCAGTACCGGCAGCCTGATCAGTCACATAGATCGAACCCGACATCACGTCGCTGCTATCAGCCACCTTGATGATGTTGTTGTTCGACGTGACAGTCGTGCCGGTGGTGAACCGGAACACAGCACCCGAACCGGTTGCAGCCGGAAGGGTAGCCGTAACGCCAGCCGCACGGTTAAGGACGATGACCTTCTGGTCATGCGCCGCAGCCGTAACAGCCAGAGTTGCAGCAGTAGCCGACACGAGGCGAGCCGACATGTCAGCAGCAGCGTTGATCTCAGCAGCAGTGGCTGCAACAGCCGTGCCACCGATGGACGGAGTGACGAGGTTCAGGCTGTACGCCGTACCGCCCTGAATAGTCACATTGTCTTGAGTAATACCGCGATACACACCCATGATAACCTCCTTGAGTATGGGGCTGCCTTCCGACCGGGAACTCCCAATCCAGCCAGCAGCCCCAAACTGTTAACCGCAGTTCGCGACGATGGCCCACGCCTTCAGAACGCAGTCGGTCGGAACCGCAGTGTTCAGCAGAAGGTCGATGGTGTCAGCCGTCTTGATAACCGTGGGGTTAGCAAGGTTATCCGAGTCCATGGCAACCGAAGTGCACGCGAAGTCATCGCAGTACACGTTGGCAGCCGCAGGCGAACCGCCGGTATAACCGAAGTCGAACGTCGCGGTCGTGTTGGTGGACTCGACCGAGACCACGTTCAGACCGGCAGCGAGGACCACCGAATAAGCCGGGAGGTTGATCACCTGAAGGGTATCGGTAGCAACCAGTGCGGTAGCACCGGCAGCGGCACGAGCAGCGATGATCTCGGCGAAGTCGAGTTCGACTTCAAACTTGTAGACACATGCGGTGTCCGGATACGCAGCGGTACCCTTGTTGAAGCCGAGAGAGTCAGTGTAAGCAGCCATTTCAAAAATCCTTCTTGGCTAGACGGGGGGCCGAAGCCCCCCATCATGATCAGAACTGGACCACAGCGGTCGAGAGTGCTTCACCCTTGACGACCTTGTAGCCATACACCTGAAGACCACGGATAATGTTTCCGAAGGTCGTTTCAGAGCGGATGGTTTCCATGTTGGTCATCTGCGAGGCGAAGGTGAAGCCCATCTTGTGACCGGCGATCAGGTTGTACTTGCCCGAGGACACGTACAGGTTGTGGCTCACATAGAGGGTGAACCGATCAACCATACCCAGACGGCCATTGCGGACAATCGACTGGCTGTCACCGGTCAGCGAAGCGTCCTTCAGTTCCGACTTCTTGATCAGACCAGCCATCTTGGCAGGAATGACGAGGAAGCGGTCAGCTTCAGGAGCGTTGGCTTCGTCAAGCACGGTGCCCATATCGACGATCAGGTCGATCACCGAGGTGGTACCACCAGCGCCATCCTTGGTCACGGTCAGCGGCGAAGCGTTGGTGCCGAGGTTGAACGAGGCCGACTGCTCACCGGCAGTGG